GGATGACAGATTGGCTAAATTCTTCGCCGTCTTTAAGTCGGCTGAGGATTGAGTTTGCAACAAGTCTTTCATGCGTCATCTGCGACCCCGCAACGCATCCAGGCGGGCTTTTATTTCCGCAGGCATCGGCACTGCCCTTGCGCTTTCTTCTGCCAGCTTGTCCAAAATATGGACAGTTTTTTTAATCTCAGGTATTTCAGCGCCATCCCAACGCCGTTGGTTAAGGTAAACAGCGGGTGAGGGTATATATGCGCCGCCGTCTTTACGCCACTGGTCGGTAGTTTTCATCCATTCAATGTGCTTAATTATTTGGTCAGCACAGCTATCACAATAATACTTTTCCCACCGCTTTAAGCAATCAGACTTACCGCCCTTGCGAGTACTGACAGGCCATACTGCCCAGAATTGTTCAAAGTTTGTCATCTTTTTCCCCAAAATAAGCCTCGTGAATCAAGTCATCTATGTGCAATTCAGCCAATGCTTTAAATTTTTCACTGTGAATTCTTACTTTTCCAAGCAAATCACTAAAACTGTCATCTGTCCATTCCTCTATAACAATAAATCCTTTGTTGTCACCGTAGATGTGAAGATGGTTTTCTGATGGAAATCCGATTGGCATTTGTCTTCCTTTAAGTTAATTTGTTCATATCGACCGCATTGGTTACAAGTCCATGCAACCCTGTTATCTGTCAGTTGATGCTCTCTTATCGTCCCGCCACATTTGCACTGTCTCATCTGTATTCCTTATTGCTCTTTGGTGAATGTTGGAGCAAAGCACAGCCTTACCGTGATCAAAATCAAAGTTCGCCTGTGCCTCGATGTTGCTCTTCGGAGCCATGTCATCGCCTCGCACTGTCCCAGACTGTTTCAACCACCGCGCTCTAGGACTAAGCCCACGCTCCCCGATCTGGTCTGCTCGTGTATCGGGGTATCTCAAACGCAACCATCGACGTACCGCATTGCGTTGTCCAAAAGCAAAAACCCCGCAAAATGTTCTGTGGTCTTGGCTCTTGGCGAGAGCAACAACAAGCGATTGAGGTGAATCAAAAGTTCGTTTGTCGTCTGACAAGACCACACAATACTCTGCGGGGTTTAACGATTCACCTCTATCGCCTAGATGCCACTCTAGACGGTTTGGATTATACATGGTTCTGTTAAGTTGTAAACCACTGTGGTCGCAAATCTTTTAATTGCCGCATTCGCAGCTCTGGCACAGCTTTCCACTGGCAAACCGCTGAACGGCTCACATTAAGTAATTTTGCAAGCTCACTCTGTGATCCTGCCAACTGGGTTAATTGCTGTTTGGTCATGCGGGCATTGTAAAGCTAGATTAACAATTTAGCCACACTAGGGTTTGTCCTTAGAAAATAATTGCAAATATGCTTGACTTGCTGTTAAGTTTGCTTAACAATACATCCATGCCCCAGCAAATCGCATAGGGTCTTTTAGGAGTCAGAAATGACATTTTCTTTAAATCAAATCGTAGCAGGCCAAAACGCTGGCGTGTTTGTTATTTTAGGTTTCCGCATCATTGGCGGTGAGCGTTGGGCGCAGCTCAAATCTTATGACCCATCTACGGGTCGTGTTGCTCGGGGCGAATTAGCCCTCCCATTAAATTGCCTCCGCAATTACTCTTAACCAAATGGGCGCAAGCCCTTAAAGGAACAACCATGAAACACATTGCAACGCTTCCCGCCGTAGACGCACACATTATGATTGACCAAGGTCTTGAGCACCTTGTTATCCAACATGATGATTTAACCGTAGAACTGGACTGCTACTTTTGCCCTTTTACTGGCAACCTGTGGCACGCCTACCTTGGCACGACAGAGCTGTACAACGTACTGTCAGCCACCGTTATTGCCGCCCTTGAACGTGAATTTGCACCTTTGTGCGTATAAGGAGTAACCATGTTTGAAATTGAAACCTACAAAAAACCTACCGATTGGGCGCAGGTTGCCCTGTGGATCGTATCTGTTGCCGCCATTGTGGTGGTCTTGCTTGACCTTTTTATCTGGAGGCCCTAATGCGTTACATCCTTTTGCTTTTGCTGGCAGCTTGCGCCAGCGACCCAGAGACAGCTCAGACGTTGATCATGGACAAAAACATTCAGCCAATGGGCAGGAATGAAGTCATAGACGCAATCAAGCAATGCGAAAAGAATGGTTTGCGCGCAATTACGATCTACGGTAAACGCAAAATCAATGGTTACACCGCCGAGACGCTGGTGGATGTGACCTGTGGCCCAAAATTTTATTAAGGAGACATCATGAAACAAATTGCAACAGCTCTGGTCAAAGCACAAAAAGCCTTTGGCCCAGCTCTCAAATCATCCACCAACCCGCATTTCAAGTCACGTTACGCTGACCTGGCTGCTTGCGTTGAGGCCGTCATTACCGGCTTAAACGACAACGGCATAGCCTTGATCCAAAAATGCTATGACTGCGAAAACGGCGTAATGGTGGAAACCATGTTTGTTCACGAAAGCGGCGAAATGCTGGAATGTGGCATTCTCCATGTGCCTGCCAGCAAACAAGACCCACAGGGTTACGGCTCGGCTTTGACCTACGCCAGACGCTACAGCCTGATGGCTGCTTGCGGTATTGCGCCCGAGGATGATGATGGCAACCACGCCAGCCGCAAGACCGAAATCAAGTCCACGGTCAATGAAAACCAAATTGCTGACCTGATGGCGGCAATGGATGAAGTGACCACCATTAAAGAGCTTCAGCAAGCCTACAAAGACGCTTACAAGGCCACAAATGGCGAGCAGGCATGGCAAGCTAAAGTCATTGCCAAAAAAGACGCTAAAAAGGCGCAATTAGAAGCCTCATTGTTTAAGGAGTTAGCCAAGTGAATGAATTTAACAAACCAACCAACCCACAAGCATTTCCAAACGTAAGCAACGCAGGAAATATTTGGAACGACAAAGGCATGACATTGCGTGACTACTTTGCGGCATCTTTTGTGGAGTCAGGTCACATATTTAAAAGTATGTCGGATGGAAACACACCGGAGCTGGTGGCAAAGCAAGCCTATGCACTGGCAGATGCAATGCTGAAAGCGAGGGAAGCATAATGGAACAACGCACAGAAGAATGGTTTGCCGCTAGATGCGGTAAGGTCACCGCCAGCCGTGTGGCAGACATTATTGCCAAGACCAAATCAGGGCCAAGCACCAGTAGGGATAACTACCTTGCCCAGCTTGTCTGTGAGCGCATGACCGGCAAGCCTGCCGAGTCTTACAGCAACGCGGCAATGTCTTGGGGAACGGAGCAGGAAGAATTTGCCCGCGCCGCTTATGAGGCCAGAATGGACATTTTGGTAACAGAGGTGGGGTTTATAGACAACCCTTGGATTCCCATGTGTGGTGCTTCTCCTGATGGCCTGGCTAATGAGGGCATGGTCGAAATTAAATGCCCAAACACCGCAACCCACATTGACACGCTGTTAAGTCAAACTGTGCCAGCCAAATACATTACGCAAATGATGTGGCAAATGACCTGTGCCGACCGCCCTTGGTGTGACTTTGTTTCATTTGATCCACGTCTTCCAGAAAGACATCAGCTATTCATCAAGCGCATCAACTATGACCCCGAAATGGTTAATTTGCTTGAGAATTCAGTCATTCAGTTCTTGGGTGACGTAGACCTAAAAATCCAACAACTAGAAAGTTTGCCATGAAAAAATTTAAAGATATTGTCGTTGCCACAGGTACTTACATTAACACCACAGGTGAAGAAAAGAAAAGATGGAAAACAATTGGCGCAATTTATTGGGAAGGCAATACAGAAAAATTGTCAGTTAAGTTAGATTCAATTCCATTTGTGGGCGGCGGTTGGGACGGTTGGGCAACGTGTTTTGAGCCAGAAGATAACAAATTTGTTAAATCTGACAGACCAAACAAAGTAAGAAGGGATCAAGAAGATGACATACCTTTTTAAACGCGCACGGTCACTTGACCCAGAAACCAGCCACGCCGCAGCCGACCAAGTCAGCTTTGCTAACCAGCACTTTGACAAGATCGTGGATTGTCTCCAGCGTTTTGGCGCTCGGGGCAAGGACGGCATTGCAGAGCTGACCGGCTTGGACGGCAATCAGGTAGCCAGGCGGTTACCTGAGATGGCTAGGCTTGGCATGGTTGAGCTAACTGGCAAGACCACCAAGTCAAAGTCTGGTAGGGCAGAGCGTGAATGGCGTTTTGTGCCTATTCAAAGGGAATTAATATGAGCTACCTTGTTGCGTCATTACCGCCCTTACAGTGCTTTATTAAGGCTGAGTTTCTATACAACCACACCAAAGGGCATGGCGAGCTTGTGCCTTGCGTGTGGGTCAGTCTTAAAGCCATCAGAGGCCAAGTTTTTAGGATTGAGTCGCTATTGACCGAATACGGTGCTTTGTACGACAAGCTGCCCATCCACGCTTATGTGTGGAAAGAGGGCGCTAGTGACCTGCCTGTGGACATTCTGCAATTGTGGGACTGCATGGGTTACAGGTTCACCATTGTTGAGAAGATTGGCCTGCGTAATCTGGGCGTTAAGTTTCTTGGCAAGGACAAGCAGTGGCACTTTGGGACATACCTGTTCACCGTGGACTTTTGCGCTGATGGGCAAGACCTTGACACCGGCTTTACTGAGACCGCCGAGGAACACAAGTCTTTTAATTTCATACGTTTAGACAATGGTCAGTTTGCCGCCCAGCCCAACAACCGATGCCTGTGGTATGACCAAAGCCTGATTCAACAGGTTAAGTTTCCTGATTTCCAAGCAGCGCAAACCATTTACTCAGTCGATGGCACACGCAAGTGGACAGCAGGGGACGATTGGTTTTATTCAATCAATGAAAATGATTAGCTGGATTGTTTTGTTTGTGGCAATGGCGGTCTGCTTAACACCGCCAAAGCCGCCGACCGTGGCTGATTTGATGTATAAAGCCAAATACAAGTCTGTTAGCAAAGTCTGTAAAAAGCCCCGCAAGACCAAAGCCGTAAAGGAGCTGTGCAAACGATGGGAGAAGTAATCATTACCATTTTGGTCATGGCGGTCGGCGCATTTATTGGCATTGGCGGGGTTGTTCTTCTGCTTTACATCTTTGCAGATTAGACGTTACGCTCAAAGTGTGGGCAGTCCACCAGGTTGGAAAAATAACCGCCCCACCGATTTTTTGGGTGCAATGATTCCCAATAAATGCCCAGCGGCTCAATGATCTTTCTATTCCAAACAATCTTGCCATCCTTAAAAAAGTTTAGATCAATGGCGCAGCGTTTTAGGTGGATGCTGTTCATTGTCTTGGATCGACCTGTTTTGACGTAAATAGCCTGCTGTTCGGGTGTGCGGGTAAGCTCACCACCAGTGACCATAAAACCCTGCTCAGTGGCGTACTGGATCAGTTTGCAGGCATCCAATAGAAAAGCCGCTTGTTCTGTGCTTAGGCTCATTTTTGTTCTCCATCTGTTTCGCCGTGCGACAGTTTTACGCCAGCAAGTAAGCCAATAAAGCCACCCACAATGGTTTGAAATGCTGGGCTAATCAATTTAAATATTTCTGCGTTGTCAACCTTGTCGTCAAATAAGCCAGCCATTAAAACGCCTACCATGCCAACAACAACAATGCACAGGGTAAAGCTCACCATCAGGGTCACAAAAAAAGTTAGCTTTGCTTTCATTTCTTTCTCATTTCTGCAAGTTTCTCAACCGTGCGACCGCCAAAGTAAGCGCCCATGATCAGCATTCCCCAGTTACCCAACAAGGTCACATAGCTTTCATTTGCGTTTAGACCATAGGCAGACATCATGGCAAACAAGAAGTAGCCCAAGAAGATGGCTATAAGGCTCATAGGGCGTATGTTTTTGGACAGCCAAGAGTCACTGGACATATCTGCTTCCCAGCGGTCTGTGATGTTGTCAGCATCGTTCTGGGCGGCTTTTGCAAGCAAATCCAGTTCAGCCAATTCCATCTTGGCTTTTTCAATGCCCAGCTCTAGCAACCTTTCCTCGTGGTCAAACTGAAGCTGGCGCAGCTTGGCAACGTCTTCAGAGGTTGGTGCGTCAGGTATTTTCACGCCTAACGTCTTTTCGACTACGTCTTTGCCCTTGGCTTGGATGGCGCTGGACAGCAACCCCAAACCGTTTTCGGCTAGTGTGCCAAGCAATGATGCAAGTATTGGGAGCATTATTTTTCCTTTGCTTTGTCAATCAATTTCTGGACAGCTTTTTGCTGTTGTTTGTTTTCTTGCTGAACAACAAGCATATCAAAATACATTGATGCCATCAAATACAAGAACAGCGGCAAAATCAGCATTATCACAACCAAACAAATTAAAAAAACTACTTGTCCATGCTCATTTGTTTTATCGACCACAGCATCAGGTGGAGGTATATAGTAACTGTCAGAACTGCTGCGATTATTAGCGCCTTGTCTTGTAGATTGCTTATTGTTCTTTTGCGTTGCCATTTGAGTTGTAACTCCGCTTGACGTTCCAGTTCAATCTGTTTTTCGTTTTCCTCGTTTAGTTTTTTATATTCTTCTTCAAACCGTGACCAGACTGCACCTAGTGCTGGGTCTGTGTGATAGATCAAAAACTCTCGCAATTCTACTGACTCTCGTTCTAATTCAATCTGGTGAAACACATTCTCAAGAGCCTGTGCTTTCATTGACTTGGTTTTTGGCGGGTCAAGCTCTTGGCGCTTAACTTCTTTTTTTATCTCTTCATGCGAGTCAAAGAATTGTCCAATAAATCCAGATATTTCCTTGGTTATCTTGTAAAGGTCTGTTCCTGCGGCTTTGGCATCCTTGTACAGAGCCACACCTTGCTTAATTCCAGCAATTGCAGCCAGTGCCAATGTGATAGGTTCAATTTACAGCCCCAAGAGTTTCTTAACCATTTCAGCGGCAAAGCCTGGCCCGAGCAACACAGTGGCAATGACAATGTAGATCAAGTACTCAATCCGAGTCATGCGAGCTTTGCCGGACTCCAGCTTCTCTTCGATGTTCTTGTATCGCTCATCGCAAGATGCTTGGTGCGCGTAGAAGTCTGTCTCTAGGCTCATCCTGTCACCTCATCCGCTGGCTCTGGTGTGTTGCCTCTGCAAGCCACTTTAGGTAGGCTTAATATAGTGACAACGCCACCGCCACTGGTTGTAACTGCTGTTATTGTTAAAGCCATGTTAGATTCCTAATGCTTGTTTTATTGCCAAAAGTGGTAATTCAATTACTGGTCTAGCCGCAATTATTGCATCAGCTTCGTCTTGCGTAACGGGGGTTTTATCACCTATTAAATGATCTTGTGAACCATCTAACTCGTAAGCAAAAATTTGATTGTCTTGTGTTTTAAACAGTTTCATTATCTTAACTCCGCCCAAGTTACTAAAGTTAATGTGCCACTATTTGTAAGGGTTACGTAAGTTGCGCCATCAGGAACAATTAAAGAAAATCCTGAACCATTCCCAATTTCTGAACCATTACAGAAAACTGCTGTTCCATTGATGGTTAATCCTTGCACGGTTGAAGCTAAATTACAAGTGTATGTAATAGCAACCGTTATAGGTTTGCCAGTTGAATTTGTGTATGTAGTTCCAATGGCTCTTGAGCCAGTAACAATTTGCCAAGTTTGATTTACCCCAAGACCAGCATTTAAAGAGTTAGCTGTGCCAGTAATGTTTGTTCCTACAAGGGCTGTTGGAGTACCAAGAGCAGGAGTTACCAAGGTTGGGCTAGTCGCCAGCACGTTGTTGCCTGTGCCTGTATTAGTGACGCTTACAAGCCCCTTAGATGCGTCTGTTGCCACCGCGCTTGAGGCGGTCAGGCTAGAGTAAATGGGCGCGGCGCTAAATGTTGCAACGCCGGTAACGCCAAGAGTACCCGCTACATTGGCGTTTGTACCCACATACAGCGCCTTAGCCACACCCACACCACCAGCCGTAATGATTGAGCCTGTACCCGTGCTAGAGGAGTCTGTGACCAGTGTGGAGGAGATACCCGCCGCAAACGGTATACGAGCCGTTGTAGCCGTCTGACCGTCCTTAGTGATAGCCGTGGACAGACCTGTTGCCAAATCCGCTGTGAGGGCGTTAAAGGCGGTCGAGGATATGACCGTGCCTGCAACTACTGGTTGCCCAGAAGTGTTTATTTGGAATGTTCCGCTGCCGTTGTAACTCATTTTTTACCTTTCAAAGCTTCAGCAAGTGCATCGTATTTTGTGGATTCTTCGACTTGTTTTTTGACTTCTCTGTTTTTCATAAAATCTTTTGCAAATTTTGGTGCAATTGAATTTGTTAAGCTATCCAAATACCTTGTAATCACGCTGCCAGTGTTAGAGTAGTTAACCGAACCAGGCGGCTTGACCAAAGCATCTTTTAAAGTATCTCGCAAGTCTATTAATGTCTGACGGCCTTGTTTCCCAAACATATAAACAAGTTTTTCTTCGCTATCCAAAGTGTCAATTGTTGTTTTTAGTTTAGCAAATGAAAGTTGATCGCTTGCATTTTTAGTGAGTTGGTCTTTCATGTATTGAATAGTTTGACCTTGCAGCTCGGCATACGCTTGTTGACCTTGTGGCCCACCTTTTTTTAACAACTTGGTGACAGTCCGCATTTCTTCCAAGCTTCCATCAAGGACAACATGGGAAAACACATCATCTAACGCCACAGCACGGTCTGCATAGCCGCCCTTAGTGCCAAGCAATTTAGCCACGCGGTAAGTGTTTTCAAAGTCATTTGCAAGCTCTTTGCGTTGCGTTCTGGCGGCGCGGTACAAGTCCCCGCCAGCGCCCTCAGTCATGTCGTTGATAACGTCTTTAACTTGCCTCATAAACAAACCAGATGGCTTACCAGCCTCTCCCAATTGACCCGCAGATTTATACAATTGATCTAAATCATCAATGGTAACTTGACCATTTTTGAGTTTTTTAAGCTGTTCTAACTTTGCTCCAATAGTGTTAATCGCAGAAACAGAAAGAGCTTCGGGCGCATTAGTTTCTAACCATTGCTCCAAAAGTTGAGTGCTTACTACTTGTTTAGTTTCGCCAGCATTTCGAGCTGCTTGATAGGCATTGTCCACTTTAAGGGTTTTGGCCTCAAATAGTTTGACCATTTCTTTATCAACAACAGTGCCAATACTTCTCAAATTTGTATCCACAGGCGCAATCTTTGTTCCTGTTTGTTCTGCTAAATCTTCAAACCGCTGCAAAATCTTTTGTTTTTGAGTTTGCTTAAATTCAGTTAAACCTTTTGCCAATTCTGGGTTTTCTTTTGGCAAATCAGATTCGCGTTTCAAAAGCCCAAAATCTTGCAATTGCTCGCCCTTGAGCAAAGGAATATTCTGCTGCAAGGCTCGTTCTTGGCGTACTAAAGCTGGGTTTGTTGATGCTGCACCCATACCCACCATTTGCGGGTTTTGCGGCTGTAAAAGCGCAGCCATGCGTTGCTGGGTGGATACCGCAGCCGGTGCAACAATGTTTCTCATCTGACCGCCAGCCGCTGGCGCTAAAACAGATAATTTATTACCCAACGCTCCATAGGTTGGTGGTAAAGCACTCAAAGCCTTGCCTAGCTGATTGACAATATCAGGGCCGGTTTCTGTGCGCGGTTGGTAAAACTGTTGGCTGGTTACTTGGGCGGCTTTTTGCCCCATCTCTTTGCCCTGTGGTGTGCCATAACCGCCATACGCCTCGCCAACCACTCTAGCAATAGGCGCAGTTACCATGCGACCAACTTCACCAGCCACGATTGCAGGCGTTTCAACTAAACCCATCAGGCGGTCTTGCATGGATACCGGCTTGGGCTGCATTGTGATTACATTTGCAGCGCCAGGTATGTCTGCACCCACTAACCCCAATTGCTTGTAAAACTGCGGCTTTGGAATATCAGCATAATATTTAGAATGCAACGCATCAGCCAATGCCGCATCTGGCATATCGTTATACGCCGGATTTTGTGTGCGAAATTCAGCAAGTGTTGCCATTATGGTTTCCTTGGTCTTAATCCAAGCGGATCATTTGCAAGATCAGCGCCGCCTGATGGCGTTCCAAAATCCATTTTTCTTCCATAAGAAGATTCAAGGTTTTGTTTTGATCTACTAAGCAAACCTTCCATTACCTTAACTTGTTCTTTCATGGCATCTCTGCTTGTCATTGCTCCAGCTATTGTTGCCGGATTGGTAATTTGTGATTCCACAATGCTCATATCAGGGCCAGTTAAAGCGCCAAGCTCATACGCATCTTTTAGTCCCATCAACAAAGCTGTGTACTTTGAATTCATTCGCGCAGTGTCAGAACCGACCGGCAATGGAATAGACAAGCCTTGACTTGGCAATAATGGTATTTCTTTAGGAAAGACCATTAAATCTTTGTCTAACTCAGTTTTGTAATCTATTAAATAACCCTCAAAGTCTTTGAGTTTTTTGGCTTTTGCACTAAATTCTGTTGGTGGTGTAGCGCCAGTTTGTGAACGTTTTATTTTTTCTGCCGCAATGCGGTTTGCCTCATTTGCAATAAATTCGTTTCGCGCTTTTGGCGTTAAGCCCGCTGGCGGTTGGCTTGGGACAAGCTCAGGGGCATCAACTTTTGATGGTTGAATCGCTGCGGCTTGTGAGGCCGCTGGTGGAGCGATTGGCATCACTTGCTGCAAAGGCAAATAAGGCTTTTGCTTGGGCTTTGCGGCGGGCGTAGTAGGCGCAGCGGGCGCATCTACCAATAAGCCTGTGTATTCAGCCATTTATTTATCCTCCACATGATTTTTGCCATCTGGCGTTTGATAAACAGGTTTGCCGTCTGGCGTAAATTTGCCTGTTGGCATCGCGTTTAATGGCACACCCTTTGGTAATATTGGTTTGACCAAAGGATTTCCAGCTGGAACCAATGGCGTAGGCTCTGGGAATGGTATGCCTTCATAACCAAGTTTGGCTCGGGTTTCTGCCACTCTCAACATATAGTTGGCAACATCTTGCGGGGTAACCTGACCAGCGGCTTTATTCAATTGTGAACCAACCAAGTTAAGCAATTGCGGATTATTTGTTATGTTTGCCGGCAAATTGTTGGACATGATTAACTCAGCCGCAAAGCCTTTATATTGATCAGGTATGCCACCCATTGCCACTAATACATTTTCTGGGTAAAACCTAGTTTCTGGCATTCCAGTAACTGGATTATTTGTTTTTATTTCACGCAAAGGCGAATCTTTAGGATTTGTATAAATAGGCTTGCCGCCTTGAAATAAAGTCGCGCCTGGCGAAACGCTTTGGATTTGCCGTGAAGCCGCCAAATCAGCTTGTGCAGCCGCTTGTTTCTGTGCCTCTTGTTGCATCAAGTATTGAGCCAGCATTTGTTTACCTTGCCCAGTTTTCATGGCAAGAGGATTGGTTGGATTTAACAAATCCGCACTTAACAAAGGCACTTGTCGGCTTGCTCCTCTTTCCTCAGCAACAGCAGGAATTTCTCTGCCCTCAGTCATGCTTGGCAAATTTGTGATTCTTTCCCTATCTTCTGGGCGCATTAAGTTGTAACCAATTGCTGCCCTTGCCGCATTTGTTGGATCAGGCGCAATTAAATTTACTAATTCTTGTCTGCGATTTTCGTTTTCTGGAATAGGCACAGGCGGCTCAAATCTAGCCTCTTGTGCAGGCGTGATTATGTCGCCAAGCACAGTTTCTGTTTTGCCCATATTTCTGAAAAGTCTTGCCGTATCTTCTGACACTTGATTTTCGTAATCTTTTTCTTCTTTATCTGCTTTGCTGAGATTTTTGCCAGCAATGTAGCCTTGCAATATCTTTGCAAGACCTGCGTAGGGGCTGATTGCCACTCCCGGCATAGTAGGCATTTCAATTGGAGTAATAGATTGCTGTTGCATTGCCTCAGCCATCCTACGGCGGCGATTCATTGCCTGCTGATCGGCGGTATATGGGGATAAGTTTATATCTGCCATCAAAGTCTCCCGTAATTAACCATTAGATAACCGCTTGGGTGCTGGATCACTGCTTCTGGCATTACTTCCATCAGCTCTTGTGCCATCACACCAATTTGGCGACCGCCAAAAATATCGTATTCGTAAATTCCAACACCTATTGGGTGTGTGCCAAGTCTTACAATATTTGATTTTAAGCGGCGGTCAGACATTGCATACGCCATCATGCCAGCGCCGCCTAAGCTATACAAACCCGCTGTATTAGCATTTTGTGAGGCCACTTGCTGGTTATAAGTATTTTGATCAAATTGACCTTGTTGAGCTGTTGCTTGTGCAATTGGAGAAGGTGCAACATTTGAACCCATGTAAGCGCCAAATTGCGGATTTTCAATTTGTGAACTGCTGGTCAATGCGTTAATCTCATTCAGCGGCATTTGACGTTGTTGGATTGCTTGCGCCAACATCTGCTGTTGTGCAGTATTGCCAAACTGGCCCTGTTGCAATGCTTGGTTGAATCCTAGAGCATTTGCGCTCGTATCTAAGTTAATACCTTGTAAAACGGCCTGTGTTCTAGCATCAGTCTCTTGCTGACCCAGCAAGTTAATGGCGTTGTTGTAAGCCTCTGTGCCTGGTCGCAATCCCTGATTGATTAACTGGGTCTCAGTGCTAACCCGCTGTCTTGCCAAAGATGGCTCAAGTCGTTGCATGATTGCTTCTTGACCTGTCATGCCCGCATTGACCGGCATCTTGGCTATGCCGCTTGTGTCCAACGATGTCTGAACGTCAGGCCCGCCAAAGCTAAACGGTTTGTCCAGCACATTAGAAGCTATGCCAGTTCCTTTTTGAGCAAGGTTTGACAATGAAAGATCAACGTTTTGTTGCGCTTCTAAAGACTTTTGCGCGGTTGGAGTAAGGGTTTGCCGTACTGTTGGAACATCGCCCTCGTAACTTACTAACTGAGTGCCATAGGGCGTGTAAACATTGGGGTTTGATAGCTTTGCCGTAGCCCTTGCAGACTCAATATTTGCCGCGCCTTGGGCGACTGCTGCGCCCGTGTAATCAGGCGCTGCCGGTGCAGGTGGTGCTTTTTTTCCCATATCTTTCCCCTAAATATTTGCAATCATTCTTTGCCAATGTGTAAAGGACTAAATCCCCATCAGCCATGCCGTCCTTGATTCGGGCTTCTTCTGTGAAACCCATCTTTTCAACCAAAGTGACACTTTTTGAATTTGTTGCATCTACTGGGACAATTATCTTTTTGACATCGCAAACCACAAAAGGATAGTCAAAAATCACCGCCAAGTATCTTGGTGTCAACCGACCAGAAATGGCAATATGGCAAGTAATTGACCGCCTATTCCAATTCTCGTAAATTACACCGGCAACAAACTCGCCGTTTTTTTTCAATCCGATAGACCGGCTTCTTGCCTCGTGATAGCCACCCTCAATCTTTTCAGCAGTCCAATGACCAGCCGAATGATCGGTAACTATCTCAAAGCACACCGCCACCCTCGAACACCAGATCGGTTGCGACCCACTGCAATTGTATGCCTTGCGTTGCTGTTTTTAACAACGGCGCAAAGGTATAACCAATATTTGTTGCACCCTGCCAGTTGGCAATTGGCACTAAACCTGACCCCCAAAGGGCAGCATCCCACAAGCCTGTGTCCCAAACACCATAATTGCTTATGGAAAAATTGAGCTGTGCTGCTTCATCTGCAAGGTTGTAATCCACATTAACATCACCAAAAACTGATGGCGTTCCATCGCTTTGGATGTGGTAACGAATCATCTTGCATTGCTTTTGTAGGGCTGTTCCATAGGTTTGGAATGATTGCAAAGCAAAGCCGCTGATGTCAGTGTCATCGTCTGCGTTGCCATTCCAAGCCGCCGCCACATAATTACTGCCACCAAAATAAGGGTTGTCGTTAAACAATTCCCAGCAAGTTGCCGACCAGCCGGTAAAGTTGCACCAGCTCTTTGTAATGTTGTTCATCACATACTGCTGCTCATCGCCGGTGCTTATAGGCACATTCATAATTAATTGGTTTTCTTTTGGGTAATACAACAAACACCACCCAAAATTATCACCATACAAACTGACCGCCTGGCTGACCGCATACTGGATTTTATTGGTAATTGATACCCTTGGATCAAGCCTTGAGCTTTGCAATGCCCCCGACATGGGGACAATGCCATCTTGCGTGATGATCAGCAAGTCACCGCCAAACTTTGTGTAGCAGCGCCTGCCAATTGGAGCGCCCAGCTTCCACAAGCCCACCATTGAAATGCCTGTTGGCGTGGTAGGGTCGGTCAGTCGCCAAAGGATCAATTCGCCCTTGTTGGTGATAAACGCCAAATTGTCGTCAACCCCATAGCCAGCGTCCAGCGTCCATGTCATGCCAGCCATGATGTAGCCGCCTTGCTGCACCAAGCTGGTCATATCCAGCGCCACAGCCGCCCCACCAATTGCATTTATTGGCAAATACCAAACCTTTAAACTGCCGGTTTCAATCAACCAAATACGGTTTTTAAACAGCAAAATGTTTGAACAATTAGCCGTATTTACGCCAGTAATATCATAAGGCGAGCCATCTCCATCCTTATGCCAATTTGTGCCATCAAAGATTCGGAGCTTGTCTGCGCCGTTGACCGCCATCAAATAGGATGCCGCCGGTGTGGTGATGTTTGTGTACTGGAATTTTGAGTTTGTCAGACTGCTTACTGCCGCAGCACCCACCGCACCCGCGCTGGTGGCATCGTAAATTTTGCCATCAGATATGGCAAACAATTTGTTTGAAGTCCCCGAGCTGTACGCCATCAGTGTCTGCACTTCAGCGGGAAATCCTGTGGCGTGTTTGGTGTAGCCGTTTCGCAAGATAACCGAGTTAGTGCCAGGCCAAAAGTTCTGCAAAGTTACCGCATCCAAGGGATCCATTGCCCCCAGCGCATCCCGAGCATTCCAGCCCCCAATTGGCGCGGCAACCGTCACCGTCTGGGCAGACTGTTGGCGGGGTATCTTGGCAAATGAATTTAACATTAGGCTTTGTTTCGTCGTGATATGGCCTTAGCCGTAGCCTTAGCTTCTTCCTTTGAGCCAGCCCCCCAAGCCTTGAGGGACAACGCTAGTCGGGTCGGCTCGCCGTTCTTTTCCATTGGACCAGGCATATTGCCCATCCGCGCAAGGAATGATACTCGGCGCGGGTTGTCCCCTGACTTGACAGGCGGCTTTAAATCCATACCCTCTGCCTTTGCCGAGGCTCTGCCCTTGGCATTTAACCCGCCCTCGGGATTCTTGCCCTCCTTGCGTTGCCAAGCCGCGGTCATTTCTTCTTCTCAGGCTTTGCAGTCTTGGCAGCTTGTTTGAAATCCTTGGCAGACGGTGCGCCCTCAGTGCCTGGCTTTCTCATCTTCTCGCCCGAGCCTGCGGCGATTCTTGCCCTTTTTGCCTGAATATTTGCATACAAACCATCGAGTTTCATATCGTCTCCTTAGACACTAGGCCAATTGCCATCTTGCACACTCCACGGCCCAACCAGTTGGTTCATTCCAACCGGCGCAAGGGACATGGCAGAAACTGGTTGATCTTGAGCTTTGCAGTATGAAAGCGCCCGCATGAACTCGCCCAGCTCAATTGAGTAATCGAGCTTTTTGGCTTTCAAGAAGTAGAACTTTAATCCAGCCAGCATCAGATCATCAGGAAATATTGAGGTGTCTGTGTCTGCCGTGTAAGCCGATTTTGACCCTTGATCCGAGCCTGTAGCGCAAACCCAGTAATTCGACACATATTCAAAGGCAAAGTTGTAAACCGTGGTCAGGGCTTGGAAAATCCTAAACTTGTTGTTGTAGATTCGATAGCGCTCGCGTGGGCCAATTGAGATAATGCCGCCTTGCAAGAATTGCCAATCTTGTGATGACTTTGGCCCGAGGTTGCGCCAATGGTCAGTCCTGTCCCAATTGGTGTCGGAAATCATGCGGTCGTAGCCATCAGGCAGGTCATAGTCCTGTTTGGCAAACGTCATTGATACTGATGACGTTGAGGTAGCCACCGGCGTGTTTAGCGTCACCTGTGTACCGCTGTCAATCGTCAAAATCTCAGCATACGGCGCTTGCCCTGTACCTGTGATCACATTGCCAACCTGCAAAGCCGCAGTAGTTGGAATGTTTGTGATGACCTTTGAGCCTGCGGTGATGTTTCCTGTGGTGCTCACCGCAACCTGTGTTTGCCAGATGTACGCTTGCACCAAACGCTGCCATTCGTAATCCCTAACCAAATCCTTGCCCAACCGTTGAGCCAAAGCAAGAATCTGGACGGTCTGATTATTAGATGAGCCGATTACCGCCGCTGGCTGAGTTAAGCCCAGCTCTGCGGACATTTGGTCAACCAGTTGCAGTAATGTGTAACTCATGTCACTCCTCTACGGTTTCTTTTTTAGGTCGTCCGGCTCTTTTATTGATCATCGCACGAAGTTCAGCCAACTCAGCTTCTTGAGCTTCCAACTTTTTATCCATCTCTGCGCGGAGTTTGTCCATCATCTGCGAATCTTGCGCCGCCATAATGAAAGTCCGAGCCTTTGATCTTAAGTCGTTAAAGCCCATAATCTTGTCGCCAGCCACATCGGGCAGGTTTGCAAACTGATCAATGGTGAAAATGTTAAGGGCTTTGAATTCTGCCTTTTGTGTTTCTGACACAGCCGACCAAGCATCAATTGGTGTGCCGGCGACTTTTTGTTCTTTCTTTTGCTCAAACCGCGCCCACTCAATTGGGAAATCTTCCATGTCTTGCTCGCGCATAGGACGGTCAACAATTAAGGTCGAATCGCCTGGCACTAGCTTCTTGATAAAAATGCGCTCTTCAAAGATCGGGCGTTTCTCTGCATCTGATTTAAAGTTGTTTCGCACCTGCACCGCATGGAAAAACACCGCCATCTTGCCACGGTTGTCTTCCATGAAGTTATCGTTTGTCCAGCCAGCCACTTCGTTTTTCATGCTAATTCCTTGAGTTTTAAAGCAGTTTCCTGCATAAGTCCATCACCGAAAAACACAACTTCAGCATCCTGCGTTTCTATGAAATTTTCCATTTCAATCGCCGCTTGGAGCATTTGCTGTGTCGTTTGGAAAGTTCTCAAACCAACTCTGACCATGATTTTAACTTGATCCTTGCCAGTGTGAGCGCCTGCGTGACGATTTTTTACAAACGAACAATCCATGCCATGAATGTCAAACCGGCGAAACCCTAAAGCCGCCGAAACATTCATAGCCCGCATTCCTACGCTCGAACCGCCACCAATCAGGCTTTCCATCCCCTCTGGATGGTGCTGGGCAACCCATGCCACCGTCTCTAAATCATTTCCATTCACTAGATGCCATACCTTAACATTCTTTCCTTTGAGGGTCTCCCAAAAGTCTGGGTGGCAAACTGATGCCATCAGGTACTTAGTATTTTTCTGCGGCTTCCTTAACATCTGCGCCTTGTGCGGTCTAGGGTCACAGTCCACATGGAAATCAGGAATAACGCCCCTTTCCACCAGATAGTCATGCGCCCCCGAGACCGTCATGATCGGATGCCTAAGCTGCCGCCAGGTGTCCTCAAGGCTCGGGCCATAACACGCAATGGTCATGCGCCGGTCGTTGAACTTGCCCTTTTTCTTGAGCATGGGCAGGTGCATTGACTTTGCCATTTGCTCATGGCGCTCGGTGTTGGTCAAGACCCCTTTAAGCATTCCACCCTCATGTCACGAAATGGGAAATGGTATCTTGGCTCGCAAAATGTGATGTTCTGCATTCCTACCGACTGCAACATATCGTGCAATGGGCGCTGAAACCAGCCCCAACGGTGGCACATTTCCTCGGCCTTGTACTTAGGGTCACCCCACAGGGCATAGGTGGTCATAAAGGGCTGTAACGGTTCTTTAGTGATTACGCAGTTGGACACATAGGCGAAAACCTTATCCATGCAGGGCAGCTCTAGAATCATCTTGCCGCCTGGCTTTAAAACCCGCTTCCACTCACTCAGCAGGTCATAGACCTCCCACTCGTAAAAGTGCTCTAAAACGTGGATTGCGGCTACCGCATCGGCTGAGTCAGTCGCCAACTCGAGTTTTCTAAGGTCGCATTTGATGTCTGAAATATCAGAATGCAGGTCAACGTTTATCCAGCCGTCCCATTTTTTCTTTCCACATCCAAGGTTGTAGGCCGTTTCGTAGCTATCTTCCACTTGTCGATCAGTGTTGCTGGCGAGAATTCTTCCATCACGAACTTCTGCGCCTTGGAAATTAGTTCGTTCATGTCCTGTTGTGTTGTCCATTCGATGCCCTCTTTGATGTTGCCAATGTAAATGGGGAAACCCTCCAAAGCTGGATGCGGCTCTGCAACCACATAACAGCCTTGGCGAATTGCCTCAATTGCCCTGTTTGCGCTTTTGTAAGGAGCTGTGGCAGGGATCACCACTATATCGGCTCGGGCAAATTCCCTCAGCATGGTCTCATGCGACCAAGGGATTGCCCCATCAAAGTTTGATACCACCCGCAAAGAATAATATGCAAGGTCGGGCAGTATGCGTTGCAGGCTATCACGGTTGACATGATGCCCATACCAAAGCAACTTGACCCCATTGCAGTGCGGTGGCATCTCGGGGTACTCATAAGGGTCTGGGATCACCGTAGCATCCCGCCCCAGCTCTTTAATTCTTTTAGCCATCTCAGCGGTTGAACAAGTCACCGCATCAGCCAGGCGTAGCGCTTCTTGGTAGTGCATCCAATCAAAATGGTCATCACAAAAGTCCACCACCACCCACGCCCCGCGAGCTTTAGCCCGAGCCATCACCATTAGCTCATTAGCTTGCGGCTTGGCAAATATCAGCGTGTCAGCGGTCAAATCATTCTGGCTTGCCCAATCGCCCGCCGGTATCTTGGCTCGGTAGCGCCAGCTTGCCGCATCTTTATTGCCCCAGTGAATGAACGATGTGCGGTTGTTTAAGTCTGTCTTAACGTCAAGAATGCCGCCCAGCTCCATCATGTTTTGCTGGCGCTTGTTGATAATTGCTTGGATCAGTCCGCGCCCATGACCGTGAAATACAGCGTCTGGCAGGTAATCGTAGTAGGTCTGGAAATGCTCGGCCTGCAATGCCATCGCAGTGTTGCAGTAAAAGGTCTCGCCATCTTGCTCGATTTTGACCTCAATCAGCTTGTCGCCGTCTTTTAGTCTTTCGCCATTGACCCTGAGCATCTCGCCGGTGTTACAAGAATCAAACCCAAACAGCTCAAACTGGCGGTAGCCAAGGACGTAGAACAGCGATATAGCCCTCAATCCCGAGGTTGTGCCGCCACCTATCAGCATAGAGTTTTTGGGGCGATCCTGCCCCTTTTTAACGTATGGATGCCATATCGTGACCTGATGCCCTGTCAGGTTGTCAAACATTGCAGGATGGCACTGGCTGGCAATCATGTAATGCACAGTCTTGTGCGGCTTGTAAAACGCTATTCGATGTTCTTGCGGGTCGATGGCCAAGGCGTAGTCTGGGATTACGCCGTGAGCAATGAGCCAATCGTGTGCGCCCTTAATCGCCACAATGGGCGACCCCGCTGCTTGCATCTTTTTAATGACCTCTAACTGACCCTTGACACTAGGTGCGCTTGCCACCAACAGGACAGACCCAGTTTTTGCTGGCTCGGCTTGTTTGATCTGTGGATAACCTCTGGCGATTGCCGCATCCATGTAACCAAACAATGTCTCGTCTTCTGCGACACATTTACCAACTATTTTTAAAGGGACAGAACTCATTAAAAAGACACCCCGCTTTGTGGGCGGGGCATCAGTCTGGTTTAGCCTGCGCCAACCATGATTAAGCCTGCATTGTTCACCATACAGAATGGTGCGCTAGCAGAGGTTGCTGAGGTGTTAGCTACGATACCTTGGATAAAGCCAGCAGACACGGTTGTGTCGTCCAGTGAACCCGCAGTAGCTGTAGTGTACAAAGGTACTTTGGGATTGCATCCAACCAGCAAGTTAACCTTGAGCATACCGTTCAAGCCAACCCAGCCGTAGTAGCTAGAGGCAATCGCGGTTTGTGCAAAACCAACCATGTTGAAACCCAAAGCCGCAGCGTTTGTGGTGGTCACAGGCACAGCTCGCATAACAGGAGTGGTACTCGCTGAGTCTGCGTATGTGCTCATGATCACCGCATCAAATGCGTTGATGGTGGATTCGGCGCGTACAAACATATAAACGCCGTTGTTGGAAGTGTTCACTCTGCTACCAGGGGTAACAGGAAACAATGATGTAGAGCCTGCACTGGTTGACGCATAAGTAGCCGTCAAGTCAATGCCGATTTTGCCGTCTGTGACGTAATCTGCCATGATATTTGCTCCTTATTCAGTCATCACGCCTTGGAACTGGAGTCCCGAGGCAGTCATATTGCCAGCCCAGCCGATCAAGCGCACGATTGCGTCCTGATTGGTGGACATACGCTCGTCACCGATAGGAACGAAATTCCGATTGGTGTGAGGACGGAAGAAAATGTATTTTGTGTTCAAGAAGTAACCAGTAGATGTCGGAATATTACCGCCGATACCACCGTCAAGAACAACGTCTGCATTCATGTACTTGCTTGCAACAAAGCCTAATTCAGCCATTTTGCTTGAGCCAGGGAAACGTTGAATGTTTTGCAGAGACGACATGAAGAAGCCCCACAAGTTGTTGTCCAACAGGATCAAATCGACCACGTCAGAGCCGCGACTTGTCTTTGCATACAGGCGGTTAAAGCCGGTCTGGATGTTTGAGCTGGATGCTGATGCGCCCAAGTCAGTAGAGAAATCAAACGTCTGATTGCGCCAGAATGACCATGTTGAACGGTCGATGCCGCCAACCACGCCGGTGCTTGGAGATGCAACCACCATAGCTTGCAAACCAGTGATCTGCTTGCCGTTGTTAGCTGTTCCGTCCGAGTAAATACCAGTGCTGATCAAGTTCTCAATTGATGCCTCGGCAACGTCCAAACGTGCGTCAAACAAATCAATGATTTGCTCTTCGCCGCTGTTTTGGAGCATTTCCAAGCCGTTGATGGTCACTGCGACAGCGGCCTGCTTGATGGGGAACTGAGCCGCAGAGATTACGTCCGCAGGGCTGATGTCTAGGACTTCAGCGCCTGAGTAGTACATTGCGGTCGAGTTTGCTTGGAATGACAATTCTTGCAGAATGGTCGAACCACCTGTGAACGGCTTGTAACGGCCTTTCTCACGCAGGCGAGTCAACAACGCATTGTTTTTGGTCACGTTATCGGCAACGATGCCGGAACGAGACTCAATGGTGGTTGCTAAAACGTCTGAGTAATTGCTATTGGCGTATGCCATGATTTACTCCTTTTTAATTCACCTGCCGCAGCGCATTGGCAATGACGGCTCGGCGATCCATTTGATTGACTGCACCTGAGATGGCAGCGCCTGGCGCTCCCCTAACCTGTACAGCCGCTTGTTTTGCTTTCTGTACCTGATTCTGTGCGGCGTAGCTTTGTTGCTGTTGAGCAAATAAACTTTGTGCCAACTGCGGATCAAGTCTTACGGCGGTGTCGTATGCCACTTGCAATTTCTCGCGTTCTGACATATGACTGATGTCCCCTAGTACCTGCGGCGCCTGTAGAAGCGACAACATACGGTCTTGGACTGCCTCAAAGTGTGCGTTTGCGGGGTCGCCTGCAAACTGCTGGATTACCGAGAGTGCTCGGTTTTCATTCTGTTTCTGCGACTCGTACTGGCTCTGCGTGATGTGTGCCGTGAGCTGCTGTACTTGTTGCGCCAATTGATTGTAGTGCGAATCTTGCTGTGGTGGTGCTTCGCCGCCAAAGTAAGCCGCCACTTGCTCTAGTGGAATCTGGAATTGCTGAATCATCTGCGCGACCGCTTGCGACTTTTGCTGCGGTGTGCCAGTTCTTAGCAATGCCGCCGTCTGGAGCAATGGGCCAATGGCCTGCGATGGCGTACTGCCCTCATTTCGCAATATCCACTCATACGGTGCAAATTGCTCGGTGATTGCCCGAGCCTCTGCGTCCCTTTGTTTGTATGAGGTGATGCCCTTTTCGTAGTCAGCATCCCGCTGGGCAAAGGCTTGTTGTAGTTCAGCCGGTGCTTTTTCCCAGTGTTCTTTCAGCTCAAGGCGCAGGCTTTTGGGCATCTCAGCCCTTGGCTTTTCAGCCATCTGCGGTGCTTGTGTCTGGTCGGTTGGGAACTTGGGAGCAAACTTACCGCCCTCGCGGTTTTGTGTGGCAGCGTGTTTGCCACGGTTTGTCGGTGTCTTGGTCAGCGCCTCACGAATCGTATCGGCTCTGCTTTGCGGCTCGGCTGGCGCTTCAACTGGCGCAGGAGCTGGGGTTTCGGGTGCTGGTGTTTCTATCGTGTCGGGTGCGACAACTTCGTTTTCCATCACTTCATCCTTTTCATTTGATCGAGGGTCATTTTGATCATCTCCTTGCGCTCAGGCATGGGACGGTTATGTAAACGGTTTGCCATTTCTACGTTTAGGTTAGACATCTTAACAGGTGCAATCGGTGCGCCTGGTCGGTCAAACTCTTGCACGGTCGCCAACTGTCCGCGCAGCCTGTCTCGGTGGACTTCTTTTTTCTTGTTCCATTCGGCTTGAGCATACTTAACATCCGAATGCCCCATCTCGATTGAATCGGTGCGCTTAAGGTGGTCACGCCACTGCTTTCTGCCCTCAATCATCTTGCCATCAGGTGACATGAATGGGGTAATGTCGCCCATTACGGTGGTGTAGTCACCAGACCGCCCTGTGGTCTTTTCGTAAGGCTCGCTGCCGTCAGATGGAAAAACCCAAGTTGTTTTCAAAGGAACTCCAAAAGTGTTTCTAAATCTTCTTCGTCTTGCTCAAATTCAATCCGCTTTTTTAGCGTTTCAATCTGAACCATGACCGCATCATAAGTGATTACTGTTTGTGCCGCAATATTTATTGTTTCGGTGGGTGCAATCTTTTCACGCTGGTCAGGCGGCAAGCCAAACAATGCGGTCTTGATTCTTTCCCTGCGCTTGGCCTGTTGTTTCTTGTCCTGCTCCCAAGCCTTGTCGCGCTCATCAAAGCCAAAGTGACCGCCAAGCAAAAGCTCGGTAGGGATTGGCGGTATTACCGCTGCGCCGATTGTGGCAAACGGTAGCTCGGCAAACGAGGCGTAGCCAAACACTTATGCGCCCCACTTAGCCGCTAATCCATCCGCATAGGTCTTGTTCACAATGTCTGTGGCTGCGCTTGGTGCAGTGGAGATCGTGCCGGTTGTCAAGCCCACTGAGGTGATGTCAGTGTTTGCGCCGCTTTTGGCTGCTACTAAATTTGTTCTTGCATCCGTTGCCGTTGCCGCATTTGTGCCGCCATTTGCCACGGCTACGATCCCAGACACATTACCCGCTGTCAAAGCGGATTGCGCCTGTTTTTCCCACAAACTTGTGCTTGTGTTGTAGATTAAAACACTGCCGTTTGCTGGGTTTTGTGCCGACACATTGTGCAGCTCATCCATCTCGTAGCCGTTTTGCACCTTAACAATTAGCTTGCCATGAACGGGGTGAGCATGGGCAACAACAGCCACATAGACCAAATGCTGTGGTGCGTAAGGCTTGGTGGCCGTCAAAGTTCCCGCTGTCGTTGGGCTGAGATAAAGTTGCACCCCATCTGTATAGGCCGATGTGTCAAGGTCATCAACCAACCCAATGATGGTTACATATCCATTTGAATTGTTTGCCAAGTCACTTGTAATCAATCCTAAAGTCTGCGCTGATGTGGCATCGCTTGTAGCTAGCGCCTTGGAAACAGTTGGAAGCTGTCCCGTAGCGCCAGAAATATAGACCGCCGTGCCTTTTGTTAAGGTCGCACCAGTGGAATTTCGCACTCTCTCAACCAACACAGAGGCTGGTGACGTTTGCGATACCGAAAGATCAATAAGTGATCCAACCGCTGTAACGATGATGCTTGCATCAGCAGAGGCAATTGACGTTATTGTCTTCTCAGCAGGCAGCGTTACAAAGACTTGCTTTGTGCCAGCGGCCAGGCTCAGCTTTGCCCCGCCAGTTGATGAGCTGATGACTGTATCGCGGGTCAGCGTGTTAGCCGAATACGTCCCTAGCCCCACTTCCCATTGCGTTTCGCCTTGGATTGTGTAATAGGTGGTGTTCCCGTTGCCCAGCGCAGAAAAGGCTTGGAAGCCTGTTACAGCGCCGTTTAGCGTCAGCGTCCCAGAACCTGTGGTGGTTGTGGTTTCCTGTACCCTATCGGCTAAAACCAAGCTCATGAAACAATCTCTACACCCGCCGCCCGACCATCAGGCCCACGAATAATGCGCTTGGGTGCGCTGATTGCCTGCATTACGCCGGTAATCTGTCCAAGGGTTTGACCGTGCATATCAGCTAAACGGTTAATTGCCTCGCTCATGCCGTCACCCAAAGTTGCGTCAAGCTCCTCGGATGCCGCCATCTGTGCGCTCATTGCGGCTTGATCAAGCCCAGCTTTTGCGCCAATTTGTGCCACCAAGACTTTAGTCGCTGCATCAAGTTCTGCTTTCCATCTGTCATATTCTTCTCTCCCTGCCATTTCTCTGGCTTTAATTTGCATCTCATTATTTTGCCTTGCAACCTCAAACTCGGCTTTCATCTGCGCTAATTGCATTTCTGCCTGAGTCTTAGCCTGGTGCATTTGCATCTCGAGCTGCGCCTTGCCCTGCTCAATCTGGGCTTGTGCTTGCATCTTCATTTGCTCGGTCTGCACCTGCGCCTGCATCCGCATCTGCTCTGCCTGCTGCTCTGCTTGCATTTGCATCATCTCGGGCGGTGGGTTAGGCTGTTGCTGCTTGGCAGCGTCTGCCTTGTCTTGCAGGGCTTTCATTGCCCTCTCGACCGCGCTCTCCAGCCCGCGACCAGCTCTGAACCGGCGCACAAGGAATAACAGCATCTCAGAGGCCATAGGCAGGGTCTCAGGCGCTTGGGCAATCATGGGGATCGCCTCACGCAAGAATAGACCAATTGCTTGGATGGCTTCTTGTGCGCCCTGTTTCTCAGCCTGCTCATCAATTTGCGCCAGGCTGTCAGCCTCGACCGCAATATGGAAGTCGCGTATGGTGCTGTCTGACAACATCTGCAACGCTGCCTGCAATCTTTGCGGGTCTTGACCGTCCGGCGTGTTCATCACACCTGACATCTCCACAATCAGCTCGGGCGGGTAAAACTTACAGATAACTTGCGCTTTGAGTTTAAAGATGTCGGTTGCAAACCGCGCTACATCGCCTTGGCTACTCTTTAACCGCAAGCTACCAAAGTTGGCCTTGAGCTGTTGAGCACCAAGGGTTTCCTGAGCTTTAGACGATCCGCGCAGGATGTCCGATATGCCCATGATCTCGTAGATTGATTGCTTGACCTGCTCTCGGGCGCTGTAAAGCTCCCGCAAGGTCACAATGATCTGCGAGGTGTCCATCATGTCGATAGCGCCCTTTAAGCCGCCCTTTTCCGACATTGCCGCCCAGCCGGTCACTGGGAATAGCTTGTTGTCCACGCCCTCGCTGAACATCCGCGCCAGTTCCTTGAACTCAGCATTAAACACGCCAACCGCTTTACAGGCTTTGGTCAGCAGGTAAATGCGCTGGGTCAGGTTGTCCAGCTCTTGCGCCTGATCCTCGTACTCACAATAGTCAGGTACAGGAATCATCGTACCTGTTGTGGTGGTTGCCATCAACGGCTTGGGGCATGGGAAGAACTCATCAAGCTCTAGCGGGTCATCACGCTCATCTAATGCCTGTGGATAACCTTTGGCAATCCAGCAAACCTTTGCCGTGCGCTTGTTCCAAATCTCATAGACCATCGCCTTTTTGTCGTAGGTCATCTTGGCGGTCAATGGATTCTTGCCGTCCATGTCGGTGTTTGTACTGGTTAGGCCAACGTTCTTAAACACGTCACCAAAGCGCTCTACGCCCTCTTCTTTGGTCATGTAGACGGCGCGGGCAACCCACCAAACCTCATCCCATGTGCGAGCTGGTGAATGCAAGAAGTCTGACCAATAGACGTAATCAATTGGGCTGTGAGCTGCGTCAATGCGCTCTGTCGGGTCTTCCACCGTGTTGTAAACCTGAGATTCTTCGGTCTCATCTAATACGCCGTCATCGTCAGGTCGGTCATTGACGATTACCGGCTCGTATCGAATCCATGCCGTACCGCGACCAGGCAAAAGTCTGTCCTGCACCGCGCCACTCATTGCTGAGTCAAAGTCACCGAATTGGGTGGTCTCGTACTCCATGACGCGCTCAAGCATCGTGGATGCCAACCGACCGACAGGGTCTTGATCCATATAACGGCGTGAAACCTCGGGCTTGGCTTGGCGACCGTAGAGGGCTGGAAACAGGACTTGGATGTTTGACCAAAGAATATTGAACTTCATGCGAGGCATCTCAATAGCATCACGCTCGTCCCGATACCGCTTAACAACCTTTAGGCCGCGCTTCTCCCACTTGTCAAATATCTTGATGGCGGTCTCAATCTGGTCGTGCCAGTAAGGGCCAACATCCTCGCCCTCGTATGCGCCGTCTTCATGGTACATGATCAGTTACCGCTGGCAAAGAAGAATGTCACATCTAGCGTACCGCCCTCGGTTGCGTGCAGGCTACTTCCCACATTGGCGGGGAATCGGTGAAACCCAATGGCAGGGGTAATCGTTCCCGACATGACCGTGCCGCTTGCGCCGCCGTCTCTAAGCACCAAAGTTCCCGAGCTAGTGCTGTTAACGTAAAACCCAAGCAATTGGCATGGGCCTGTTGTGACATCTCCTGTTGCCGTGATGTTTTTATATCCACCGACTTCTGCTACTGGCTGGCTCATATACGCTCCTCTTTATGTTGCATCTCGTATTCCCACAGCTCATCGAGTGTGATGGTTTGCAGGGTCTTGCCCTTGGGCGGTGTTTGATCTTTTGCTTCTTGCCGATAAGCTACTGCAAGCATTCTAAACGCATCTGCTGGGTGTGAGCACCAGTCGTGGCGCGGAGTTTGTCGAAAAGTTTTCTTATCTTCATCATATTCACGCTGATATTGCCTTAACGCTTCCAACCCCTCATCGCATCTGGAGTCAAAATAACAGATGGGCAGGATCATCCGCACCGCTTGGATGCCGTCTTGCACACCAATCTCAGGCACTATTGCCAGCTTGCTGATGCCACCCAAATGTGCCGCCAATTGCTCAACAATAGACTTACCACCGCTTGCAAGGGTCTTGGCTCGAGCATCATGCGGCAGGAAATGGCGGGTGTATCGGTAGCCCTTGGCGTTGACCACATCGGCTATTTCCTCAATGCTTGCGCCTGATACGGCGTAATAATCCATCACCCTGATCTCGCCCCTAACCACCTGATACCACCAGATGGCGGTGTCGTCCCGATAACCTAAGTCCCATGCGGTAAATACTGGGGATTCTGGCTCAAACGGTAGCTCACAAATCCTGCCCTCGGCATCAGCCT